CGCAGAACAGGATTATATAATCACGCTAAATAGTGCTGATATGGTAGGGCTAGCTATAGAGCTATTGAATAAGGCGCAAAATCTTCATGTTCAAGAGAAAGAAAAAGAAGCAGCAGAAAGACGCGCCGCCACCACCGCGCTTCGATAAATGTGCGTGGTGTGAAAAGCCAGTAAACCTTAATGGCGTTTTTACTTGCGATGGCAGGGGCGATACCCTGCACGTTGAATGCTTCAATAAGCGATGGGGTCTGATTAAAGATGCGTATTGATAAAAATGTTCCGATGCCTAACAAGGGCGTATCGGGCAAAAACAATTTTATAGCTGATTTAGAAGTTGGCGATAGTATCTACACCGAAGATAAATATGATCGTGACCGCATCCGCGCTGCGTTTAAATATCGCAACATTCCATATATCAGTAGACGCGAAGGCGAAGGTTGGCGCATTTGGCGCAGTGATTAATCTTTTTTCTTTTTGCCAAAATCAAGCCCTAAATTCTTCATAGCGCGTTCACCATACCAAAAGCCTAGAGATAGCAGATTAAGCTGCCATAGCATCTCCATAGCCTCATCTGATACATTGCGCGTCAGAAAGCCGTAGATAAACGCCCCTGCTAAAAAATAGGTAAGCACTGGTCTAACAGTACCGCGCAAAATCTGAATGCTAATATGCACATCTTTTGCCGCGCCTTCGTATTGCACTATAAAATCTCTAAACGTGCCTTCCGCTTTGGCTACCTCTGCGACCATCTGCGCTCTAGCCTTTTCTTTGGCTTTAGGGTCGGGTATCAAATCAAGCGTTTTATTTATAGCTGGCTGTAAAAGCGGTAATAGTGCCTGTAACATATTAATAGCTCCAAACGTTGCTGCGCGGTGTTTTAGTGTAGATATCTAGGTGAATAAACCTGTTGTGCCCTTTTTGCGCTACACCTACGCCTGTAAACCCTAATTGGAAGGCCAACGCAAGTATGTGATAGGCTTCCTGTCCAGTGCAAGCTATATCAGCCGCTAGCCCCATAGTATGTATGCCAGCCCTGTCTTTGCTAGCCTCAATAGGATGTGTGCTATCACGATAGCCGCTAGTTACTGTAATCGGCTTACCATACTTAGAGCGCAAGGCTTGTAGCTTTTCCATAAAAGCCGCATCCATATCGCATTTACCAGTATGTGAGCAAGCAAACTCTTTTTCACTAAAGTTAGGATATTTAGACCAATCCATCAGCAAAACCCTTCCCGCACAATTTGCACTGCTTTTTGCCAGCTATCCATTTCTTTATGCACATCATCGAAAGCCGACAGGTTATATCTTTGGCTGGTTTTATTGATGGACGCGGCTGCGTAGAAGATACACCGCCTTTTAAATAAACTGCAATGACATATGATATCATACTGATCGTGCCTTAACTGTTTTTTGCCGCCACTGCCATTATTGAAGTGGTAGCACCTAGACCTTCCGTCTCGCTCTTGCCTAGGAAAGCCGCTTTTAACTTGTACCCTTAACGCGCCTACATCATCAAAAGCCACTAAATCATAGCCATCTGTAGGAACGTGCGCAGCAGACCAGCCCTCAAAGCCCATAATAACGCTACAGGCTATCATCTCCCCTATCGAACCGCTTATCGTAGCCGATGGCATCAGTCTGCCTTAAACCGCTTCCAAATGGCTTGCATTGTGTCAGTTTCCCAGATGCGGATAGCGAACCAAATAATAGTTAACCCTGTAGCAATCACCGTTAGCATCTCTGGCAACATCCCCATCAATACTGCGCCAGTGCTAGTCGCAGCCGTTAAATCTATTGGCGTTTTGCTATCCATCATAAAATCCCATTTTCTTTAAGATACTGCGCCCAGAGGTAAATAATATATCCACCCACTGCTATACTTATAACACAAATGCAAATCGCTAGCATCATTTCTCTGTCTCTGCGCTTTTTGGCTTCATATTTTAGCCTGTCTGCTTTTCTTTTACGCGCCATAGATAATTCACGTTGGAACGCATCCCACGCACCTACCCCGCCACCAAATAGCATCATGTGGCTGCGTAGCTCATCCATAGCCTTTTTATGCGCTAGCTTTGCATGACTAATTGCATAAGCCTCTTGCTCAGTAGTGGCCAGCTTGCGTAATACGCCTTTATGCTGCCCTGTCTCTGCTATTTGTATTTGCGCGTCTAACTCACCTAGCTTCCCAACAGTAGGCATTAGGCTAGCAACATCTTTGCCAGCCTTTATACCAGTGCTAATAGCCCCTGCAATCTTTGTTACAGAGGCAGCTAGTGTGAGTATTTCAATCATAATTTACCTATGAATAGGGATTGTCACCGCAACAGGAAGGCCAGCTAGCCTTTAGCGAAGCAATATCAGTAGCACTATCGCCAGCCGTAGTCGCATCGCGTAGAGCCTGTTTATCAGCTACGATTTGCGTAGTGTCTGCGCTAGTTTCCTGTGCGCGTGTAAAATCTACGTCTAAAGCCTCTAATAATGGCTTGCGTGTTTCGCGGATTTTATCTTTAAAGATTTCTTTTGCTTTGGTTAAATCTTCGGATATCACGTTGCCAGATAATGACCACGCACCCCTAAAATCACGATTAGATGGCACAGTTACTTCACTTGCGTTTGCGCTGTTCCCATCTTTGTCTAGGATATATGTATCAACCACTTTAAAAACTCCTATGCGGCTAAATCATCAGTTATGCGCCAAGCATTGCGCCACTCTCTTGTTTGAGGCAGTTGCCCCTTTCGGCATATAACCATCTTTGGCTTGTTACCGCTATCCCAATTCTGCCAGACGCTTTTAGGTATGTCTTTCAAAATGAGAAATTCAATTACTTGCTCTTCGGTCATCGCGCCCATAGGCTCTGTATCGTGTAGCAAATAGCCGCGTGTATGCCTTTTAAAATCTGGCTTTGCTTCATCTTCTGCCAACGCCCAATAATTTTCTATTTTTGGGATGATGCCGCCATTCATGCAAGCCGCCATAAAATTAGGGTCAGGCACAAGGATCTTAGCGCACTCATCAATGCTGTCCTCATAGACCACACGATAATCTGACTGCACAGGCTCAAGGTTTTCTTTCGCCCAGCACAGTCTATCCCAGAGATGTGTGCCTTGAAATTCAGGTGTGTTCATCAGGCTAAGTCTCCGTGAATTGTTACACTGTTCTCTAGTGTATCGTCATCAGCATTATTTGTCTTTTGTGAATGAAAAAGTAGCACCGCAGTTGTTTTGTTACCATTTGTACTTACTCCAAAAGCAGGAACATTTAGATACCTGATATTGTATTCACCAACGCCTACCGTTGCAGAATAGTAAACGCTATCAAAACTTGAAGTCCAATTAAATTGTGAACGCCCGTTACCAACGTCACCTAAACTGCTCATGTTTAGAGAATCATGCAAAACATATGTACCAGCTTGAGTGTGTACATTCCAAGCCTTCGCACTACCATTAACAACATAGCTGGTGGGTATATCAGCACCAGCGCCTGTCTCGATTGTATCTGCTATAATCTTGCCAGCCATTATGCTAGGTCTCCGTGATATACTGAACTAATACTTAAATTGTCATCCCAACTTGTATAGCCGCCTGTGTTTAATCTAACATCAGATGATGTTCTTCCGTTGAAGTTTTTTGTTCCAGTGTTATCGCCTTCAACACTATACGAGCCATAAGCCGTTCCTTGATTTGAAGAGTTTGAAGTCCACGCATAATCAGCACTAGCCATCGCATTTGTAGCTGATGTCGTGTAAGTTCCTGTTCCTCTATCGGTTACTGAGGACATATTAAAACTATCCCTAGTGGCAACAGTTCCTGTACCATTAAAATGAACCCACGCCTTAGCCACCCCCTGTTGCAGTTGCATTGTAGCAGAACCGCCCTCAGAGGTAATCGTCACAGAGCCAGCAGAAGTCTTGCCAGTGAGGTTGTCTGTAATCACCGTACTCATGCTAGGTCTCCGTGTGAAACAATTTCGTTGGACTGCCAATCAAGTGCAGTTGAACCCCCACCGCCATAAGTTGCTTTCATAGCAACACTGCTTGTTGTGCTTGTGGCGTGTCTATGACCAAGCGAGTCACTGCTAACGGCATCACTCCCATCATATGAACCGCCTCCAGTATTTGTATAATAGGCGTCTGAAAATGATGATGCGTGGTTTCTCAAGAAATCTCCTGTAGCAGTATCTGCAACACTGCTGACGTTAAGCGAGTTTCGTACTGTGTTTGCAGACTGGTCATACACAACCCAAGCCTTTGCCGCACTCTGCTTCGTGAGAGTAGCGGGGCTAGTGCCGTCTGCCGCTACGATTGTATCTGCTTTTAATGTACTCATGCTATCACCAAGTTACCATTGACAGTCAATGTAACCCCTGTTGCCACTGTCAGGCTAAAGAAAGCCCCAGCGTTATCACCCGATGCAATGGTGGTATCTGTGTCTAACTGTTGCTCATGCACCCTAAAGATATCGCCCTTGCCGTTCGTGGTATCGCCAGTGTTACCGTTTTCACCTTGAAAAAAGCCAGCACCGCCAGCCGCAGCTTGCGATGGCTCTGCTGTATCTGCGGTTTGGTCTACGTCAAATAAATCAATCCACGCATCATCATCGCTATTACGCATCTTCAAAATATCGTTAGCGGTATCATACCATAGCTGATAAGCATAAGTAGTTGATGGCGCGGTAGCCCCTGCATTAGCACTAACAATAGCCGCAAGCGCATTATTTAAATCAGTGCGCGTTGCTGGAAATGTTTGGTTATCTATAACGTAATCGTGTTGTGCCATCTATTATACCCCTGTCGCAACATAATCGAATAATCTATCTATTACTGTATTACCACTATCTTTAAATACAATAGTAAACCCTGTTGCGCTCTTACTAGTTATAGCATAAAAATCACCGCTTTGCATATCGCCTACCGATATCGCTACAGCTTGCAGTGTCTTAAACGCTACAGGGAATGTAATAACCTTGCCGCCAGCCGCAGTGCCAGACTGTATATCGTTGTCTGACTGCTGCGTGTTGGCCATATTTATATTTATGGTCAATTCCTCTATCTGCGGTGTTTCATCGCTCTGAGTGGTGCTTAAAACGGCTTTAAAGCGGAATGCTCGCGCTGTATAACTACCCACAATAAACTGCCTATATGCCGACCAAGTAGGCGTTCCAGCAGGGTCATCATCTGTAGTGCTAACAAAGATATCTACATCCGTAGCCCCTACGTTAGTAGTAGCCCCTGTTATTTGCGATAGCTGATTAACTTTTAGCGTGTAAGTAGCTTGCGCTGTAAAAACCGCGCCTAAATCTATGTAATCTTCAAAAGTATAAGTGCCAGTAGATACTACTGACGCATTACCGCCATCAAACAAGCCTACCGCATCATCGAAGTTACCAGCTACATCATCAAATAAATCTGCGGTATCTAGCTGCAATTTATTATCAATAACGATTACATCTGTTTTAGTGCCGCCAAAATCAGGATGTTCATCTATGCTGCTTACATTCTGGAAGCCTTGCAGTGCCGATACCAGCACTACGCTGCTATCAGCATCCGCAGAAGTGCCGCCTAATTTATCAACAGCCTTGATAAAGTAAGTGCCTGTTTGCGCTGGTAGGGTAGCGGTAGACGCGGGTCGCGATATTTTAGCCGCTACTGTTTTAGCGTTGCCATAAGTTGCGCCAGTAGTTAGCGGAGAATGCCGCACAATATAATGCGATAAGCTCTGTTCTGTTAAAGGTGTCCAGCTTAAATCTGCGTTTTGACCGTTAACATTTACGCTAAAGTTAGTCACATCGCTAATCGCGGCAGGGGTAGAACCTACTGTGTGTTGAATAGTCGTGTAAGGCGATGCGATGCCCTGCTGCGATATAATACGCGCTCTAACGTCATAAGTGGTATTAGCCACCACGTTATGCAACTCAAAGCGCGGGGATGATGAAACGCCTAAAGATATGTAGTTAGTATCTGTGGTTTTCTTCGCTTGCACTTCAAACTGATTTGCATAAACGCTAGTAGATGCTGGCGTAGCCACCAAAACAGAAGTAATCTTTTGATTTACTACTTGCGCTTCATCTGCGGCTGTAAGCGTAGGGGCTGGCAAATTAAATGGCGAAGGCAATGTAGTATTATCTAAGCTAAACACCTTTTCATTAGCGTTCCAATCATAGACCGCGCTGTTATTCTCGCGCAGGGCTAAATCTACGGCTAAAATCGGATCGCCTTGCTCACCAGATTTAACGCTAAAAGACCACTCGCTAACTTGAAAAACCTTTTGATTAAACCCTAGCCGCGAGTTGGTAACGTAGATGTTATCCCCTACCGATATATCAAACGCCTTTAGATTGCAATTAAGCTGCATAGATATCTGCTGGCGATTACGGTAAAGCGCAATCTTAGCCAGCCTTTGCGCCATTGGACTAGATACAGTGTAGGGCAAGTTATAATTTATAAACTTTCTATCCCCGCCATCCTCTGTTTCAAACGTGCTTGATGTAAGCGCAGGGTAATCAGCCGCAACAAAGTTAGTAACTTCTGGCGAAAAGATACCCTTAATAGCGTTATAGTTATCGCGCTTAGAACGCTTAGTCTGTACGTTGATAGTGTCTATCACATCATCTTCATCAAGCGTAACGGTAGGCGCAACATATTTAGCCACCTTCATCGTAAACTTGCCATTAACATAGGATATAATGCCACCGCAGCTAGTAATCATTTCTTCTAAGATACGCTTTGGCGCGTTGTTCGTCTGCATAACCCCGTGAAACTCATAGCGGTTTTCTGTACCGCCACCAGACAAGGCCACGCTTTCATCACAAATATTTGCTGCCGATTGAAACGCAGTATCATCAATTTCTGCTGATGTAGCACCAACCCCATAAGTGCTGTTCATCAAATAATCGCGGATACAAAGCGCGGGATTAGGGCTATAAACTGTGGTGCTGGTGCGCGGGTCGTAAACCTTTTTGCCTTCTACTACGGCAGATATATTAGGGATGCCATTCGGGAATGCGTTTCGGTCAAAATCTAGACGCGCATAAATATAGGCGATGCCAGATAGCTTATGGTCAACAGACCACCCTGCGCCACTTTCTGCCACTAGGTCTGCATCTGCGGCCTGTCCTGTAGTGCCTAGATGTGTATTGATACGCACCTTATTAGCAAATTGAGATGGCGCGGTTACATTGCCAGAACCGTCTAGCGTTACAGCTTGGTCATCAATATAAATAGTATCAAAGCTGTTTATCTCGTGCGTAGCCACCAAAATAACTAGATGCAGTTTTTGGTCGCTGTCAGTGCTTTCTGCGTGTGCTAGCAAACCAGATATGCGCGTTTTGCCATAAACAAATCTACGCGGATGCGTAGGCTGTTTAATCATCTGCGTTCTGTTTTGTGCGTCTGCGGCATAATCCGCATATGATGGCAAGTCTGGTTTAGGTGTGAGTGCAACAGACGCGCCAGCCGCAGCGATAGTAGCCGCAGCCATAACCCAGTTACCGCTAACAGCGTAAACTGCGGCAGTGATTAGCGTGGCAGGATTTTTTACCGCTTGCTTAACACCACCAACAAAGCTGGAAAACCACGACATTATCTAGCCCCACAATATCTGTTTTTGCTGCAAATCAGCGACAAATTCTAGCCCTTTATCGTTAGGGTAATCTATCTTCTGATCTTCGCTAGTATAACGCCTTTCACGCGAAATTTCCAAATCAATCAAACGGCTTTCGCCTGTTATATTGATAGTGGCTATATCATTGCTTTCCGCTATGTTCATAACGTCCATATGGCCTTTGAAAAGCACATAAGGCGTATCGTTTATGCTACCTGTATTATCTAAAGTGCCGAAATAAAGCGTAATATCTCTGCCTTGATAGTTTTCTGATAAAGCCGCAGATAGCAAATTAGACGGGATGCCTGATAGCTGCACGTTAATGCCTGTTGCTCTAATCTCGCTAGTCTCATCTACAGTAGTTATCTGCATAAAATCAGCCGCACCTATATAGGTATCGCTGTCAATAGTGATATCACCGTAGCCTGTCCATAGACGTATAGCACCGCCAGAAAAATCCATTTCTACAGCGAAAAACGGCTGTACTTCATCAGCCGATAATGCATTTGTAAAATCAGTGCCTAGTGAACGTGTCATAGTGCCTCAACCGCCCCAAATGTCATGCTGTAAAAGCCAGCCTGATTTATCTGCCAGTCTGTAACATTAGTGCCCAACCTAAACAGACCAACCGCACTGCTAACGACCACTGCAGCCCCATCGCTAGGGCTACTACGCAAAACAGGCCAGATAGTTAGTGCAGCCTCACCAGAAGCGTTTGTATCTACATCATCCAGCACTTTATACAGTTGTGCGCTAGTGCCAGTGCCTAGCTGTATATAATCGCCAGCTAGTAAGTATCCTGTTTCTGATGTAGGCAAGCCATCTATGTTTAGCGTGTCACCAGTTTGCGATGCACCATTTACAACAGGTGTACCAGCCGCACTAGAGGCAGTGCCGCGCGGAGTAGCCGCATTCGGATCGCCCATAGTAAATGTGCCATAAGAGCCGTAAAGCTTCATAAAGAAGCTAATCCAAACTTCTGCCTGTGCGCGTTTCATAGGCGGCAGTGTTATATCTGCTTCCCAGCGTTGCCCTGCGTGTTTATGCACTTGCTGTTTTAGGTTAAAAGGCGAAACTGTAGTGCCTACAATATTACGCGCCATAAGGTTTATGCTTGCCACGCCTGATGTGGGGAAGGTTAGCGGATAAGTTATTGCCATCTTTTATGCCCCGAATGCTGTACCGAATGAACCGCCACGCCTTTTTGCGTCTAGAACGCCAGATACGGCTGCGTTTTGTATCTGCGGCAACATATTCATTACCTCTGTTCTAACTGTCTGCGCTACGCCAGTGCTTAGATTAATTGTTTGATTTACGGTTACACCGCCACCGCCACCCATAGCGTTGTTAGGCACTATAGTGCCGCTTTGATTAGGCACGAACATTTCTGCACCGCGCTCCCCAACCATATACGCCTTACCAGCCGTTACCGCACCGCCATTGGCTCTAAAGCCGCCAAATAGTGCGCCTAGTGGATTGCCGCCGCCGCCCATACCGCCCATAATGCTGCCTAACGCTTTACGCGCGGCTATACGGGCTAAATCAGATAAGATGCTGTTAGCCATAGAGCGAAATGCGTCTTTAGCTGACATTGTGCCAGTGACCATACCAGCAAACGCATCTTCTAATTTGTTTAAGCTATTTACTGCAAGCTGGTCTAAGCTTTTGCCTACTTGATGCGATGCATCTTCATACTGTTCTAGCGAAGTTTTTGTTAGCTGTAACTTAGGCGATAAATCACCTACTGCGCCAGCTAAATCGCCAAACTCATCATAAAGAATTTTAGTGCCTATTGCCGCAGTGTTAGTGCTTTCTGCCAAGCCGCCAGAACCACCCAATTCGGTGTTCATGTTGTCAACAGAATTTAAAAGCCTGTTAAAAGCATCATTAGTGCTTAAAGTTATAGTGCCTAGCTGCAAAGTTTCTTCGCGCACATTCCCTGCTTGGCTTTGCAATTCTTCTAAACTGCTTCTTAACGTGCCTACAACTGCAACTGCGCTTATATTGCGATTAGCTAAATTTTCTAATTCCATACTCACTAAAGCAATATTTTCTGCTGTTCTGTTAGCAGGGTCGGCAAGCCGTGATAAAGATAACTTTATCTCTGCCATAGCATCTGCAAAATTCTGCGAACCGTTCATGCCGCTTAATTTTTCAAATTTCATGATTAAATCATTAAAAGATTTATCAAATTCTGCGCTGGTTATGCCGCCTCCAAAAAAACGCTCTAACTGGTCAAAGCCTTTTAAAATACTGTTAATTTGACCGATTAGGATATTTGCAAATTTTATCATAGCCGCGCTAGCATCGCGCGTAGCGATTATTATGCTTCTAGCTAGATTTTTGCCGAACTCCTCTGCACCGCCTGCATTTTTTATTGCATCGACTAATTTATTTGTAATTAAATCTACTATTTCTCTCAAAGCAGGAGCAAATGCCGCCGTTAACTGGTCAGATGTGCCTTTAAAAATACTAGCTAAACGCAACAAGCTATCATTTGCACTTTCAACACCTTTAACAGCACTGGCAGATAATATAAACCCTAAATTCTCTGCATCCTGAAACATAGCTTGCAAAGCTTTAGAACCGCCCTGCAAAGTATTAACAAACGCTACGCCCTCACTATCAAATAGCTTAAATGCTAATCTTACTTTATCGCCACTATTTTGCACATCATCAAACGCATCTGCTAAAATCAGCATTTGCTGTTCTAATGACATGACATTTAGTTTCTTGGCATCTATACCTAACTCTATTAGCGCATCTTTTGCTTCGCCAGTTTCTTGCGCTGCTTCTGCTAATCTTCGCGTAAACCTCTGTATAGCCATATCAACAGTGCGTGTTTCAACGCCTGCCTGTTGTGATGCAAATCTAAGTTTTTGTAATTCGCTTGTTGCGATGCCTAACTTACTAGATGTTTTGCCTAAAATGTCGATGCTTTTAAGAGAAGATTTGACTAGCAAGCCTAGACCAGCCGCGCCAGCAACAGCAGCAATAGAAGTTTTAAAACTAAATAAAGCTTTGCTTACTCTAGCTAAACTTCTACGCACTGCGCTAAAAGCTTTTTGCGTTACATCAACGGCAGTAATTTTAAATTTAAGATTTGGCTGCGCCATCTTCTACCACCTTGAAATAAGCTATCCACTCGTTAAACTCTGATAGGCTCAACTCTTCTATCTCGCCCTGAGTTTTGTGTAAACGATCCGCCAAAGCCATAAGATTTAGCCTTAACGGATCGCTTTTTAGTTTTTTTCCTGTTCCTCAATCTCCACAATATCGCCAAACATCTTGCCAGCGATATCGGCTATGAGGCTGACAGGTTCGCGCATTAACGTTGCTTTATCTTCTAACGTAAAAGCGCGGTTTCCATCTGCATCTTCTGCCTTTGTAATAATCAGGTCAATCATGCCATCGATAGTCATGTTGTTAAGAAAGTCTTTGTGCTTTCTTTGTAACTTAGAAATATCGCCAGCAGTAATCGCTCCAACATACAAAAGAACTGGCGCATCATCGCCCCATTCGGGAACTTCAATAACGCGCCTTTCTTTATTGCGGTTAGCCGCAATCTGATTACCAATAGACATAATTTAGACAGTGCCTTCTGTAAGTGCGCCAGTGCCTTGGAATGAAACAGAAGCCTCTACCATCCCATCAAATGATGCGTTGATAGTGCGCCCTGTTACAATAATAGAGCCTGATAGCTGGTGGTCACCTGTTGTATCACCTTCAACTTGCACATTAATTGTGCCTGTATCGCCCACCTGTACGTCTAGCTGGCCTGTGTCTGTATCGTCAAAATATACATCCATAGAGCCGCTAAATGATTTAAGGCCGCTAGTATAGGTGCGGTCTGTATCACCAATGCTGCTATCTTCGATAACATCCATTGTTTGCTCTAAAGAATATGTGCGAATTTCGCCAATAGTGTTGCTGCCGATTTTAACAACACCGTCTTTACCCACTAAAGTTGCCATTTAAAAATCTCCTATTAAGCGGCAGTTTCTACGTTATTTTCAAGTGTGCGGTATTGCACCTCAACAGTGAAGCGGCCTATACCAACGATTTGTTCACCATCGCCAGTAAAGTCTGCTTCGAACGCTGTAACTTGCAAATCTTTTGCCAAGCCACCTAGCGTAACATCAGCCGCTAATGCTTCCTCTATATCTACGGCTATAATATCTAACTCATCATCGTGGGGATTGCTGCCAGAAACATAAGCCTCCACACCCACTTCTAAAACCCTGTTAATTGAACGCGGTATATGCAAAGTATCGAACTCAACCGCTTCTGATTTAGTATATATTACCAACGCTGGTAATTTAAGACGCTCAATAGGAAACACTCTAGTGGCGTGCACGCTGTTGCCAGTTGTAGGCAAGCCAGTTAACGCGGTAACTACTGCATCCCTGATTTGCTTTCTAACGTGCGCCATTATTGTTTTTCCAAAATTAAAGTAGTCATGCCAGTGCCATCATCTTGCACAATACGCACATTATAATAATAGCCCTGTACTAACATTGTATCCCCATCACGCGCGTTAGATACATCTGCTGTTCTACAAACAAAGCGCGGCTGTTGCATCGCAATACCAACACCCCCGCCAGCGTCAACCTCTATAAAATCCTCATCAAAGATACCATCTATGCTAACGCCAGCACCGCCCTGCGGTGTATAGGTAGCAGAAATGCCAAAATCATCAACGCTTATAAAGATTGCTCTATCGTCTGCGGTTTCTACAGCCATTATTCTGCGCTTTCAGCCTTAACTTTCTTAACTGGCGCATCTTTAGATGCAAAGCCTCTATCAATAAGCTTTTGCGCTATAACTGGCGGTAAATCATAATTTTTGCCCTTTTCAAGAGCCGCGCCACCACCTACGCAATCTGCTAAAATATAAACCTTCATTTTTTCTTGCCTCTTTTGACAATTGCGCCAGCAGATTTCCTTGTTAAACCTACTGCGCGGTCAGTGATGCTAGTATCATCGTGCGGCTGCGCCTTCCCGATGTTAACCAAATCAAGAGCAATATTGTCTGGCAAATCTATAACATCGCCAGCGATAACCTCTTTGCCCAGTACTAAACAAGTGCGTGTAACTTTAACCTTCATCACTATCCCCTATAAAGATAGCAAGGGCGGCTGATACCGCCCCTGCTGTAGATATTTAGGCATCAATGTCCAAGCAAGCCGCGAACGACTGGCTATGACGTACTGCGATGTCCATTTCCTGCATCACGCGGATACGAACCGCGCCGCTGCTGCCGCCAGTGTAGGGGTCGATCAGGATATCAGGAGTAGAGAAGAAGCCCATCATTAGCTGGCTAAAGTCACCAAAAATCAACGCAGATGCAGTTGTTAGTGTGCCTTTAGTTAGGTCTGATGGTACGTTGTTTGTGGTTGCCAAGTTGTAACCGTAAACATTGTTGTAAGGTGCTTCCAGAAGCATGATGCTGTCTGTTGATGCTACCTTAGAAGTTGACGCCATATGGCTCTTAACCTTTGGATTGGTTAGATAAGCCAATGTGTTGCCGTTGATGGCAGCATTGTCTACTTCAACTTCTTTCACTAGGTCAGTGATAGCTTGCCACGTCAAATCGCCACCGTTTGCACCGATAGCAACAGAACCGATACCAGTAGTACCAGTGATGCCTGTAGGCTCATTAGAGCCGCCACCTTCGATAGCTACATCTTCGATTTTTTGCGCAATGCTGTTTAGCAAATCATCACGAACAATCTGTTCAACTGATGGGTCGCTTTGGATCATCAGTAGGCGTGATACGTCAGTGAATGCACCTAGCGATTTAGGTGACATTGTGATTTGTGAGAAAACAGCGTTAACCTCAGAAGTCGCACCATTCTCTGCCACAAAACCAGCAGAAACGCCAGTTGATAGCTTTGGAATAGCCACATCACCTTTAAGGCCAGACATTACGCGCGAACCTAGCTCAGAGAAAACCAAACGTGCGCGGAGCGCGTCTACAAACTCATTACCTAAATGCTCTGTAGGCTTCAAGAAACCACCAGCACTGTTTGTTCCAGCAGTTAAATCACGCTTGCCTGTCCAGAAATGGTCTGGTGCATAGAAGCCGCGTGCTTCACGACCAGAGCGCATTGCAATCTCTTCTGAAACTTCACGCTCTAAGCCCTGCAAGCCAGAACCGTTAACCAGACCGCGAACAGCTTTCATAAAGCTATAATCGCGCTCTTCTTTAGCTGACATTTCAACCGCACCGACAGACTGTTCTAGCGGTGTGCCTTCGCCAATTGCGTCCAGTAGAACGCCTCTGAACTGTGCAACAGATAGGCCATCGCCAATAGCTTTATCAGCTAAGTCTCTGCGGTTATGCTTTTGTGCTAGCTTGATGATTTCGCCAGCATTCTTCTGGAAATCGCGCTTAGCTGCTTCTGATGCTGCTTCGCGGATTTCATCCACATTTTGTTCTGTCATTTTTGGAGTTTCCTTCACTTCTATGACGGTTTTTGTTTCAGCACTGCGATTAACGCCTACCCCTGCATCAGCAGGAACGCTCACAATGCTAGCCTCGTATGGCATCCAAGAATTAACGCTGACCGTGCCAGCCCTATCATTCTTAGCGTCCATATTGCGGATTTGGTAGCCGATGCTGACGTTGCTTCTGATACCATCCTTAACGTCATCGTAAATCTCTCTAGCAAGCGCACTTTTTCCAAAGCGCACCACTGCCCGTAGTCTGCGGTCAGTTGCATCAAGATATGTACGTTCGACAACGCCAATTTGTTTAGTTAAATCGTGGTCTAGCAATAAAGGTGCATGACCAGAGTTTAACCGTGTTAAATCTACTGCCTCTTCGCTATGCTCTAGCACTTCTAGGCCAAATGAACGCTCTACAGGCTCTTCTGATGATAATGACATTCGCACCCTGCGGTCATCTTCATCCACCATTTCGCCTTCTGCTGCGCGGAATGTAAGCGCAGAACGGTCGAAGCGTTCCATTTCTTCTTCATCATAGCCAGCCGTTTCAGTAGCTACAGGCTCTTGCATTTCGCTTTTGCCATACGTGATAACGTATTCATCATCCGTTTCAACAATGTTTTTAATATGTCTATCCATCGCGTTCACCTCGCTATCAAAATACCGCAAATCAGCTATCTTAGTCAATGTAGAGAACTTATGACCAACTAGCCTATCTGTTTCATCAAAGCCTTCATCGGTGCGTTGATATAAGCGTATTAGCGCGGCAGGGTCATCAGGTGTGCCGTTAATAGTAAAATCGCTATCAGGCACGTTTATAGAGCCATCACGCTCTATTCTCTCTATCTTGCCACGCGCTCTACCGCCAGAAGAGTCCCACGATACTGAGTCACCTACTGATAGCGCATCTGGTGCAGCGCGTTCACCTTCATCAATTCTATCTAACATAGCATCTTTACTCCTAGCCCACGTTTGCCCTGCATCACCGCCCCACGCTGCCCACGCTACGCGGCCTTTTGATGGGTAGCCCTCTTCACCAGAGCTAAACCCTTCGGCTTGTTTATCTACTTCGTGGCGGCTAAAAAAGCTATGCATTCTGCGTACTGTATCAGCCGATAATTCCTGACGATTTACAAGCTGACGCGCTCTTGCTACAGCTACCGCAGTGCCGCCCTGATTGCCTTCTTCACGCCACTTGAAGAATTTACGCGCCTCTGCCGCCATCCCCTCAGTAGGCTTTAAGCTAATGTCTGCGCCTTTATACTTCGCCATCTTGTCCTACATCAATGCTAGGCTGCGCTGGAAGCTTAGTGCCATATGGCTGGAAAGCGGTGTCAATACCGTATCGGTCTGCTAATTCGCTCTCGCGGTTTATCTGTTCAAACACATCTTCGGTGTCTTTACCGTATTGAGCGTGAATGTCCTGTAGCGTAACGATGCCATTGTTCAGCGCGGTTACACTTGCATTTATTTCCTTTTGTGGGTCTACCCACGCAAATCCGCGTGGCCTATAGATTACGTTATCTGCGAATAAATCATATTTGCCCATCGGCAGATTTAGCTTGCCAACAGTAATAGCCATTTCTAGCCACGCCCGATAAACTGGGTCAATAAATGCATCAATCATAAACTGCTGCATCATCTTGAAATGGTCTCTATCTTCGATAGTGCCCTGCCTGATGGATGAGTAGCTAACGCCTTCTAGGTTATTGGCTAGTGATACATAGCTAACGCCCAGCCCTGATGCGATACCGCGCAGAATAGCCTTTTCAAAATCAGCAAAATTATCTGTAGGCTGCGATGGGTCAAACGCTTTAAAATCCATACCCTGCGGCAGTTGTGTGAACGTGCCAGGCGAAGCGTCCATAATCGGAGCATGATTATCATAATCATCGCCAATAAAGCCATCACCTTCGGGGCTAACAAAGAAGCCCATCTTTGATGCGGCTACCCGCGCATTCACTAAGCTAGCCTCTTCAAAGCCATCCAGCATCTTTAGGCGCGATAAAGCGTTGCTCATCATCGGAACGCCTCTAGTTTGCCCTGCGCGTTCCTGTATAAAGCAGTGAATAATATCATCTGCTGGGACTTGAATATGCCTACGCTTAGTCGTAGAGCCGTAGCTAAAATCGTGATGCGGATGATCCTCGAACATAAAATAGCTAACTGGCTTACCAGATTTATCTATCTCAACGCCCATCCGCACTTCGTTGCCATTTGCTAACCGCTTGTTGTATTCCTCATCAAGATAATCAGCTTCAAGAAACTGCAAGCTAAAACCGTATGGATTGCCTGACGGTCTGCGGATTTTCTTTATAATTACTTCGCCATCACGCGCTAGCGTTTCCATAAACAAACGCTGCGCTTGCATCCAGCTTAAACGACCATCAACAGTGCAAAAACCAGTGCGCCCCCACGCCATAAAGTTTTGCTCGATAAGGCGGTTGCCTACGGTATCAAGGCTATTATCATCGTTGCGCTTGCGAACCTGTAGCGATACCCCTGTTGCGCCTACGATGTTAGTAGTCATTATCTGTAGATAGCGTTTTGCATAGGGATGGTTGCGGCTTATCTCGCGGCATCTATCGCGCAAGGTGCGTAAAGTTGGCCTAATCTCACTATCGGCAGAGCGTGAAGATGATATGAAATCGCTAAATAGTCTACCGATATTTGCGCCTTGATAGTTGCGCTTCTGAGGCTTTGGCTTGCCTTTAAAGAAATCCATCACGCCCATATCTAAAACCTCACTAGAACTGTTGCGCCTGTAGCATCGCCATTTTTAGCGCGTTCTAGCTGCAACTCTTTTGCGTACTCTTTACGGTAAAAATCACGCGCGTCTATCAAATCTTGAAATGACATTTTTGTTAGGCTGCGTCCATTTATGCTGTAGCTGCTAACGTCTGCATCAGCTTTGCCCTGCAAAATGCTTTCAATCTTATCAACCATTATTTGCGCGTGGCTGCGCGGGTCTACGTTATCATCTAAATCATGCTCAATATCAAGCGTACCTGTATCAACGATGATGCGGTTGCCTGATGATGTTTCTGTGATTTCTAGCTGCCAGTGATAGTGGCCTTGCGTAAAAGTAGAGCTTGTTGCGCTAGCAATGGCAAACAAATAATAAGTTGATGTTTCTGTAGCCGTTACTTTGATTTCGCTGCCACCGCCAGATATTCTAGCTACCCATTCTGCACTATGCGTTGCAGTAGGATAATCGTCTACTAAATCTTCGCGCTTCCATTGCACGAAGTCACCGATAGCAAACTTTTCAGGCTCAGTTGTCGGTGCATTCGCTACATCAAATAAATTTGCCATTATCGCCAGCCGTTCACAAAACCGCCCGATGGGCGTGGTTTAAAGATAGGACTATTCTGCACTTGCGGTTGCTTTGGCTTTTCTGGCTCTGCTGGTGCATTTGCAATCCTATCCGCAATATCATTTAGCCGCAGTGACAATATCGACAATGCGGCATAACTGTAAACGCGGCAATCAAGTGCCTCATTTCGTGCGCGTGTTTTAACAAATTCCCTGCGCGGAAAGCCTTTATGATATTTCGTGACAATCTTTTCAGATGCTGCCAATTGCTTAAAATATTCATCATCGCGGCCTGTTGGGAAGTGACAAAACCCTGCTCCCGCTATTGTAACCTTTAAACGGCTAAAAATCAATTCTTTGATATTGTCAACGCCAACCGTAAACAATTTGATTTTGCCTATGTTGTTGCGGGTAGGCTTGCTAACGATGGGGCGCGTCTCGCCAGCCATACCCTTAATAGCAAATATGCGCTTGCCTTCACGCGGCCTAACATAGTTATACACCGCTTGCGTATAGTGACCACCACTATCAATACAAGCCGACCTGATGCCTAGCTGCCGACCATCCTCAGTCTCATAGATGGCTTGCAAGCGGTTATCCAAATCATTCCATAGATGCGGGGTAGATGGGTCACCATAAAGGGTAATCCAATCGATAGACCAGCTTTCTTCATCCCTGCCCCACCCGACTATCTCTAGGGCTAGATAACTATCTTGCACATCAATCCCTGCGGTTATGCATACTATGCCAGCATCTAGCTTTTCTGAATATTCTTCTGCACGTTCCGAAATCGCGTAATCATCCACGCGCTCACCCTGATCTTCCCACGTTTCAGCTAGATAAACGTTTGTCCATACGCGCAGGGTTTCAGGTAGTTTCTTTGCTGATAAGAAATCTCGCACTGCATCTGCAAGCGGTGTCCAAACGCTGTAAATACCCGATATGTGAAAGCCAGCCACGCCAGAAAATTCATCGGTAGCTTGCCAACCGCCAGCCCTAATAGCCCGATGGCGTTTTGCATCATCCCAAACGCTGCCGCAGTCATCGCACATATAATGCGCGGTTTCTGGCTTGCCTTCATCCCAGCGCACATTAGACCAGACTAAACGCTGATGATGCCCACAATCTTCGCAAGGCACATAGAAGTAGCGTTTATCGCTTTCCTCAAATGCACTCTCTATCCTAGACGCACCTTTATTGGTCGGTGTGCTAACCATTACAATCTTTCTATTCCAGAAAGTTGCAGAGCGTTTACGCGCTAGCTGTATCGGGTCACCTTCACTGCCAGCACTAGGCGGGTATCTATCCACCTCATCACAAAGCACGATGCGGATAGGGCGGCTGGCTAGTCCAGCAGGGCTATTAGAACCAACAATAGAAATATGACCGCCACTAAACACTTTATGCATAGTCGTATTATTTGCATCGCGGCTGCGCGGGTCTTTTACTTTGCCTTTAAGCTGCGGGGTATCACGCAACATAGGTGCAAGCCTGTCTTTACTGAATGCCCCGCCCATTTCTGCTGTAGGCTGTACCAGTAGCATAGGCGCAGGGTCGTGGGCGATATGGTAGCCGATGCAGTTTAGCAGCATTTCGGTCTTGCCTACTTGCGCCCCTGCCATAACTACTACATCCGATAGCTCAGGCTCAGAGATAGCGTCCATTATGCCTCTTTGATATTCAGCCCTAGCGGTATGCCATCTGCCAGCTTCCGCGCTAGCTTC